CCTCATTACCCTACGAGCGCAGAACGTGAGTTCAGGAGGGTTACAGGCGGCTACATACGACTTCTCCAGCAATGCCTCAGAGATCACCTTCCCGCCATCATGGACGGCTATAAGTCAGAGTATCATCGCAAAGACGCTCGGTTTGACGCCTCGCAGGAGCTTGAATCGAAGGTTCACGAGGAACTGCTGCAAGTTGCTGCCGAACTGGAGCAGAAGCTCGCGGCATATGGTCTTGACCGTTTGGTCGAAAAGATAGCCAAGCTCACGGAAACCCACTCACTGCGAGAGTGGAAGCGGGTCTGCAAAGACACTCTGGGCATCGATCTGCTGAGCGACTATTACAATGCCGATTTCTACGAAGAAGCTATCCGCCGTTGGGTGTCTGAAAACGTCCAGATGATCAAGAGTATCCCCAACGAAACGCTGGGGGAAATGCGTGAGATTATCCTGGACGGTTTCAAGAAAGGCAAGACCGCCACCGACATTTCCAAAGAGCTTCAGAAGTCATACGGCATCACGAAACGAAAGGCTCAGTCTCTTGCAAGGGACCAGATCGCTACGTTGAATGCGGAAATCTCGGAACTTCAGCAGAGAGACGCTGGCTGCACAAAGTACAAGTGGTCAACCTCCAAAGACCGGAGGGTCCGAGATTGTCATCGGGAGCTGGATGGGAAAATCTTTAGCTGGGATAACCCGCCCGAGATGTGGTACGAGACCAAGGCGGGTAGGGTCTATACGGGCCGCAGATGTCATCCCGGCCAGGACTTTCTTTGTAGATGCTGCGCAATTCCGGTTTTCGATTTTGACACAGTTGACGTGCCTATATCGGGAGAAAGGGAAAAGGGTGTATGACGTGGAAAAGAAGGAACGTATCAAGGTCTACATCCACTTCCGAGAGGGAAAGGCGGTCTGTATCTGCCACCGCGACCGAAAAGGGTGCGACAGAGAATGTGAGCCGGATGTAGTTGAGCGAGATAAGTTCGATGGCTGGAAGGATACTTTCCAGCGCAACCGGTATGGAAAGTACCCATACCCGGATAGACGCGATAAGAGAAAGGGCTGAACGACGTGAAGAACGCACAATCTATCAGAATTCTCACCCGGCAGATCGGCAAGACCTGCGAACGCATCGAAAGCCTTACGGATGGCATCTGCGAGGCGAACCTCTCCGGCAGCAGTTCGGCCGGCGTCTATAAAGACATCATGCTGAACGAGCTGGAGAATGCCCAGATGCTCACGCTCAAGCTCACTGAAATGGTATCCGAGGTCGCATCCGAAGCCCAGAACAACGCAGATGGAGACAGTGGCAGCGCATTCTTCTCCGGCGACCTCAACCACAAATCAGGCGACAAAGAAGACGGCGAGGACGATGATGACGACCCGGACAGAGGCAATCCGCCCAGCGGTCCGCCCTTTTCCGTCGGCGTGATCGTTGTCTCTGATGGCAAGGTCCTTGTCGGAACGAGGCTGTCCAATGCTGGGCGCGGCCTGCTTTGCGGCCCCGGCGGCTATGGTATGGAAGGGGAGACCCCGGAAGAAGCAGCGCAACGTGAAACGGAGGAAGAATTTGGCATCACTCCCACTGAGCTGATCCCGATTGGCGAAAGCAAAGAAGGGGAGGACGGCTTTGCCCCGTACCTCTTTATCTGTACCGCGTTCTCGGGTGAACCGGAGTGCGGCGGCGATGAGATGGGAAACGCATCTTTCCTTGCTCTGGAGTCTCTGCCCAAACTCTCCAAGCATCTTTATCAACCATTTGCTGATGGTATCGATTCGATGCTTTCCGCCCTTAGCACAGATAATAAGGACGGCAGCGAAGGCTCGGGCAACTGGGGCCATGAAGGCCGTCCTGGTAAATTGGGCGGGTCTGCTACGGGCGGAGGCTCCCATAACCGTCTAGGCGATAAGAAGCAGGGTTTCACGTCGTTCTCAAAGCAGAAAAAGCAGTGGGCTAAGCCGCACAAGATCAGTCTCGAAGAACTCCAAAAATGTCCTGATGGAACCATTGTTACCGGCGTGAAAGGAACCTACAAGAAATACGTCAAAAAAGAGTTTGATTGGGATGTTGGCGAAGAAGTCGAAAAGAATTACTTCGTCAACGAGGATTCCGGGACGGAAATCTCTGTCGAGAAGATGGCCAAGTATGTGAGCAAGAAAGAATACGGCCTTGCCGTGCCTGACAGCGCGAACAAGAACTACCGCAAGTTCAAGGTAAGGGATGATGGGCGATTCTCTGAAACGCGAAGAACCGCCGCCTTTACAACCGATGACCCAAAAGAGGCAGATGAGCTTTTTAGAAAGAAATCGGGTGAAGTATGGAGTAGCCTCGATGATGAGTCGAAGGACGCCCTTAGCTCCTATACCGGTTCTGGATATATTTCCATCAACAGAGGGCTGAGAAAGGGAAAGCTAGACGAGCAGGTTGTCAAGAAGATAAACTGCATCACAGACGCCATCTCCAAGTCGAAGCTCGAAAAGGATACATGGCTGTATCGAGGTGTTGACTACCATGCGGCGGAGAAAATGCTTGGTCTTAAAGATGGAGCGCTTGCCACATTGGATCTGAGCACATTGGTTGGTAGAACGTGCCGCGACGACGCCTTCATGTCGTGTGGCACAGCAAAATCTACTGGCTTTGACAAAAATGTCAACTTGACCATCTACTGCCCAGAAGGAACGGAAGCTCTTTACGCAGAACCGTTCTCTCAGTATGGAGAGGGAGACGGCCGGCGTTGGGATTCTGCAAGGTCTGACGGAAAATCCGCCCAGTCCAACTTTTCAAGCGAGTTTGAAACCATCCTACAACGCGGAACGGAACTTCAAATCATCGAAGCAAAAGATAACAATGGAGACATAGCCCTTGTGGCCCAAGTCATCGGCCAGAACTACAAACCCGTAAAAGACGAGGGTTGACCAATCACCAAAAAGCAGCATACTTGCATTATTTTTGCAAATATGTTATAATATTACCACAAAAATAACGGTATAACGATAAATATAAAGGAGGCGGGCGAATGGCAAAATGGGAACACGACGACTGGGTAACAGTTCAGCCGGATGAGACAAAGATTGCTTGTAAAGACTGCTACTTCCGCGAGCCAGATAGAAAGGCGAGTGATACAGTCACCATCAAGGGATGCACCCTTGGTATCTGCAAAGTGTATCAAGTCGCAAAGCCGTCTGAGGTGATGTTCGACAATGAGCCGTGCCCGTACTATCTGAACGAGAACGAAGACGAGGAGGAAGGTTAATGCTGGGAGCTATTGTTGGGGATGTTGTCGGGTCTGCGTATGAGTTTTGCAATCACAGGAGTAAGGATTTTGAGCTGTTCAAACCGCAGTGCTTTGCGACTGACGACAGCATTATGACCCTTGCCATTGCCAAGGCGGTGTTGGAAAGCGCGCCGGATCACCATGATCTGGCCGAAAATGCGGTCAAGTATATGCGCGAGGTCGGGCAGCCGTATCCTGATTGCGGATATGGCGGCCGTTTCCTCGACTGGATGTACTCGGATCACCCGAAACCCTACAACAGCTTTGGCAACGGTGCAGCGATGCGGGTCAGCCCGGTCGCTTATGCCGCAAAGAGCATCGAGGAAGTCGTCGAGATGTCGAGGGCGGTTACGGCTGTCACTCATAACCACCCGGAAGGCATCAAGGGGGCAGAGGCTACGGCGGTATGCACATGGCTGGCTCTCCACGGTGCGGGCAAAGATCGAATCCTTGAAGTGGTGAATAGCCTGTACTATCACATCGACTTCACGCTGGACGAGATCCGGCCGACCTATCGGTTCAACGAGACTTGCCAGGATACGGTGCCGCAGGCCCTTGAAGCCTTCTTTGAATCAACCGATTTTGAGGACGCGATCCGAAACGCCATTTCGGTGGGCGGAGACAGCGATACCCTGGCAGCCATTACCGGGGCGGTAGCTGGCGCCTACTACGGCGTCCCAGACGAAATCGACAGATATGCACGCTTCTACCTCGACAGCCGGCTGAGCGATATCCTCGCCGAGTTTGAGCGCAAGTATTTGAAACTGCCTTCTTGAACGCTATACAATTTGTAAATCAGGGACACTCGAAAGGGTGTTCCTTTTTTGTTGCCTTCGTGAGCCGGAAATGGCTCGGAAGGGAGGTGATAGCCCTTGAATATGCACCAAGAGACCTTGAGGGAGGTGAGGACTTATGACCCCAAAATTGACCCGCGTAGTACGGCTTGACAGTGTTCCGCTCGATAAGGCGTACTACACGGACGAAGGCTACCTTGCGGACAGACCCGTCCTCACCAGCACAGGTATCTTCGAGTACACCAACCCGGATGGCTCCATTCGCCGGGAACTGCGGCTCCCGGAAGAGGTTTTCAAGCCCGAAAGCCTCAAATCCTATCGGGGCAAACCCATTGTCATAACGCACGACGCCGGCCTCATCACGAAGGATAACGTCCACGAAAACAGCGTCGGCACAATTTTGTCTGAAGGTTATCGGAGCGGAAACAACGTTGTCGCAGACATCGTGATCCATGATACGGACGCCATGAAGAACGCAGGTCTGAAAGAACTTTCGCTCGGCTATAACCTCGATCTTGACGAAACCCCGGGTGTGTGGAATGGGCAGCCCTATGACGCCATCCAGCGGAATATCATCATCAATCACCTTGCCTTGGTCCTGGAGGCCAGGGCGGGCGATCAAGCGCGGCTCAATATCGATAGCCGCGACCGCAACGAGAAAGGAGAAACAACCATGAGCATGAAAACCAAGAAGCGCGGCCGTGCGGACGGTGCCATGAGTCCTGAGGAAC